CAAAAAATATGCCAAAAACAGGGGTATTTTCGGCTATTTTTGTGCATTTTGCACAAAAAACTACAAACATAGTTATAAAACCGAAAAAGTAATCCCGGTGCCAATCCGGGCTTTTTGTGCAATTTGCACAAAAGCCGGTTCCCCGGCCTTGTGCAAATTGATGTTTTGTGCAATGTGCATAAAAGGCGGGCGAAACTTTGTGAACAATTATAACCCCGATATGGTATAATAATACAAGGAGGTGTATAACATGGCGAAAAAAATATTTAACTTTCCCGCTGAATTTTATGAAAATGTAGATGATAGTTTTATGACATGGGGACAAAAACGCTCAGAGCTGAGGAGGCTCCAGCATATCGCAAACGACAGATTACAAAAATTTACGGGAACTGAATGGGAACAGTCCGATGTATATAAATCAAATAAAGGGCAGTACGATAAAAACGTAAAGAAAATGTCGCGAGAAGAAGTCGATATGAAATTAAATCAGGTATACCGATTTTTAAAGTCAAAAAGATCAACCGTTAGAGGAAATCAGATAGCACGGGCGAAAACAATCCGTTCCCTTCAACAGGCAGGCTTTACAGGGATAAATAAACGTAATTTGAAAGCATTCGGGGAATTTATGGATAAAATACGCGCGGCAAACCTTGACGCTATTTACACAAGTGATGAAATAGTTGATATGTTCGAACTGTTTGAGAAAAAAGGAATAAAAGATAAGGAGTCTCTTATAGAAGACTTCGACAGCTTTTATGATAAAAAACAGGAATTAGAAAAGATTCCGAAACCAAGGGATAGTAAAAAGAGAACAGCAGAATATTATAGAAAGGAGATTGAAAAATGATATATACACTGCAATCTTACGACTTTACAAAACTGAAAAACATGGACGTAATAACCGACAAGCGAGGCAACCGTGCAGGACGTGAAAAAACCCGCTATAAAAATGTCGTGTGCGCTTTTGATATTGAAACCTCGCGGGTAGTCACAGGATGGAAAAAAGACAGAGGAAAGGAAAAACCTGTCTACAACTCATTTATGTATATATGGATGTTTCAGATAGGCAAAGAAGACACCATCATAGGACGCACATGGACAGAATACAAGGACTTTATCGAGAAAATCGAAAACGCTATCGGAACCGCAAAACTAGTTGTATATGTACACAATCTGGCGTTTGAATTCCAATTTTTGTCAGGAATCTATCCCGCTGATAGATGGGAAGTTTTTGCTCCCAAGTCCCGCCGCCCGCTGAAAGCAACTTACAATGATAAGATAGAATACAGATGCAGTTATTACCACTCAAACATGTCATTGGAAAAATTCTTAGAATCCGTCGGAGTAGAGGACAAGAAAAAAGTCGGAGACTTGGATTATGATATCGTAAGATATCCATGGACAGAATTGACGGGCACTGAATTAGGCTATTGTATCAATGACGTGAAAGGCTTGGTGGAAGCTGTATATATTGAGATGGAGCGCGACGGGGATAATCTCATGACTATCCCTCTCACGTCCACCGCGTATTTACGCCGCGAAGTAAAGGCGGCGCTCATGCCTATCAGAGACGGTTATAAAACTACCATACCGCCCTACAAGGTATATAGGATTTTGCGAAAAGCATTCCGGGGCGCAGACACGCACGCAAACAGGTGGTATGCCGACAGGATTATAAACGATTTATATAGCGATGATAGAGTGAGTAGCTATCCCGCAGTATTGCTTAACGAGAAATACCCCATGGGCGCGTGGCGTAAGGTGGAAACAGACTGCATAGACACGTTGTTTGAGCAGAAGCAAAAAGGCTATGCTTTTGTGTGCACAATCCGATTATGGAACGTGCGACTACTAGATGAATACTATCCCGACCCGTATATCCCTATCGCAAAGTGTGAAGCACTTGGAGATCATATCAATGACAACGGCCGAGTATTAAGCGCGGATTTTTTGGAAATCAGCGTGACGGATATCGACTTAGAAATCATATTATCCATATACGACTTTGATTCTCACGAAGTGGCAGAAGCTTATAAAAGCAAATACGATTATCTTCCTCAGCCATTGCGGGATAAGTTGAAAGAGCTGTTTGAGTATAAAACGCAATTTAAAGGCATACCAGAACAAGAATATTACTATGGGAAAGCAAAAAACAAGTTTAATGCGGCATACGGTATGATGGCGCAGAATCCTATGAGGGAATCAAACATCTATGTAAATGGTGTGTGGGAAGTGCAGAAGCCAACCGAAGAGAACTATATACACGAAAGGAAAAGTGCTTTTCTGTCCTATGCGTGGGGTGTATGGTGTACCGCATGGGCGCGCAGACGATTGATTGACGGAATCAATATCTCATATGAAAGTGGAGAAAAGACGGTATATTGGGATACGGACAGCGTGAAACACACGGGCAACCTTGCAGAAGCTTTTTCTGCATATAACGCGGAACGCAGGAAAGAGAGCATGAAAAATGGCGGTGTCGCTACGGACAAAAAAGGTGTCACGCATTATCTCGGCGTATACGAGTACGACGGATATTATACCGAATTCAAAACGATGGGAGCCAAGAAATACGCCTATAGAACCGAGGACGGCGTATTACACACGACGATAGCGGGCGTAGTCAAAAAGCTAGGCGGAGCAGAACTGGACGCACACGGGGGTCTGCACGCTATGAAAGAAGGGTTTACGTTCTATTACGCTGGAGGAAAAGATGTTGTATATCAAGACAGAGATTATGGATGGTGGAACACACCGGACGGAGAGAAGATATACATATCCAAAAACTGCTCCATCATAGATAGCACATACCGCTTTAGTGTGACGGATGAATATCGGAGTATACTTGACGGCACGATGAAACGCAGGGGAGTGTTGGCATAGTGCACAAAAAATACGCTAATTTTTTGTTCATATTTTATCTGTAATCTAGGTTGACATATTAACTACTGTATGTTAATATATAATCACAGAAAGGAAATGAACAAGAAAGAGAGGTAATGAACAATGAAAGCACTAAGCGAAGTAACCTACTCAGATATGGACATCATCGCCGAATACATGGACGATTGTTTAAGAGAGTACATTGAGTTCCACTTTTCCCCCTGCACCCCCGGGAAATTTCTCCGGGAGTATATCAGGCGGGAACCGAGTTTCGGGGACGTTTTAAAAAGAGAGTTTTCGGTGGAGGTGTAGAAATGACAGTACGTGAATTTATTGACGCTTTTGTGTGCGGTTATCAAAAGACGGTAGTAGTAAAATTTATTTATGAAGATACAGACGCACGAGTATACTACAACGGGGATCCGACACAGATCGAAATGTCGGAGGACGTAAAGAACATGACGGTAACAAGTGTTATAGCGAGAGGAAACGCACTATATATATGCGCAAAGTAAAGGAGGATGAACAATGAATGTAAGAGATTTTCTTTTTAATTTTGTTAGTGCTAACACGAAAATATGTCTACGAGATTGCAGAACACTGAAAATTCTTTATTATGGGAGGGCTGATGGGCTTGAGTATACAAACGATCTTAACAGACTTGTTGAACATGTGGCTTATTTTGTAGGGGACGTCTGTTTGACATTATTAGTCCGTGACGCGTCGAGCGGACTGACTTACCATTTGCCTGAAGATTTAGATTATGTATATTGAGATGTGTAATATTAAGGAGGATGAACAATGACAAGAGTAGAAAGACAGACAATGTATCTGGCGACATTTCAGAAGCTGAAAGAACAAGCGAAGGGGCAAGTTCCGCCAGAACTGTTGGAGACATGGCTAGGAGGGGCGGCGTCCATGTGCCTCGCACTGGCACAGAATGACGATGAAGTAACAGAGATCACTTGCACACTCATGTTGGAATTTTTCCAACAGATGTGTGAAGAGATATAAAAAGAATAGAAGGAGGATAACATGAAAAAAGTATCAAGGACAGTGAAATGTGTAACATGGCGGATGGGCTATATTGACAGCGAAAGCGGGAGAACGTCCGAGAACGTCATTACAGTCTGTGACGGCACAGACATGACGAAACAGGTTGGCAAGGTAACGGCAGACAGAGGTATGTGTTATTCCGCTACCGTAGACAGTGTGACAGAGGTTCTCATGGAAATGGATATCAACGACTTTGTTCGTTACGCAACGCCTGTCGAAGAGAAAACAGAAGAGGAAGAGGAGGATAACGAGTAATGAAGGTAACGAGAGTTAAAATTTTTGAAGGTAAAGGAACCATTCTGGCGAACATGAACATTACCATTGATGATTGCTTGGCTATCAACGGCATCAAAGTTATCGAGGGAACAAAAGGCAGATTCATCTCCTTCCCGCAGACAAGCTACAAGGACAAGGACGGAAACACGCAGTATAGGGATATCGTATTCCCATGCACGAAAGAAGCCCGTGCGGCACTGGATAAAGTTCTGATGAAAAAATATGAGGAGTGGACAGACGGCGGAGAAGTTCCTTTCTCCGAGTGATAAGGGAGGGCGAAAGCCCTCCTTTATGTTTCACGTGAAACATTAAGGAGGATGAAATGGCAAAATTACAATTATATCAAAACAATGGCTATGTAAATGTACGAAGTATCATAGAATACGCAAGAGAAAAAAAGATTATGTTTGTCTTAACATACGGCGGACGAGGGGCAGGGAAAACCTATACAACGCTTCTTGAGTTGCCGCGCCTTGGGCTACCCTTCTTCCATCTGCGCCGCAGACAGGACACCATAGACATCTTGAACAAACCGGCTTTTAACGATTACGTCTCGAAGATCAATCCGGCAGAGGGTACAGACATTGAACCCTTTCCGCTCACAAAAAAATCAGCTGGGTATTATCACACCGAAATGGACGAGAACGGAAAACGCTCCCCGGTCGGGGAACTTCTAGGCATGACCATCAGCCTATCCACGTTTGCTACCTATCGGTCGGTGGGATTGTCTGAATGGCCGGTTATATTTTATGACGAGTATATCCCGCAGCTGGAGGAGCAGCGGATCAAGCACGAGGGGACAGCTTTTTTCAATTTGGTCGAATCCATCAACCGAAACCGGGAGCTAAAAGGGATCCCTCCCGTGATTGTGTTCGGGACGGCTAACACCAACAACATAGCCAATCCCATCTTTATGGAACTTCAGATTGTGGAAAACGCTATGAAGATGAAAGAAAAAGGACTGGAATGGATGGAGATACACCGAAAAAATGGGCAATCCATCTTATTGATTGACTTTTTCAAGTCTCCGATATCGAAGAAAAAAGCGGAAACTGCCCTCTATTCCGTCAGTCAGGATGAAGATTTTAACGCCATGGCTATCGGAAACCAATTTGCGTATAATGACACGTCCGAAGTGCGGAGCGAGGACTTGAAACAATATAAGCCCGTTGCGCAGTTGGGGGAAATGGTATTTTACCGACATAAATCCGAGAAAGGTTTTTGGTATGTGTCCTTTCATAAATCGGGGAACATTCCTTTTTACAACCTGGACACGCTCGGAGCCCGACGTTTCAAGCGGGATATGACCGGCTTCTTCCGGGCTTACCTAAACCAAAAAGTTAGTTTTGAGAATTACACCCTAAAGTCCATGCTTGACAATACCTATAAATTCTGATAGAATTAGTAGTAGGGGAGGGCAAGGCAAACGCAACTCTCGAAAGGAGTGCCACGAGGGGGCGCCCTCATGAGTGCCCTTCCCTCTTAAAAAGTTGTAGTTCATTCTCCTATCCTCTCTTATAGTATAGATGGGCGCTCCCTATGGAGAATGAGGAAAGGAGATTGTGATGGATATAGCAACAATCAGTCAGTTGATTGATAGCGTCGGCTTCCCTATCGTCATGTGCGGTCTGCTGATATATGTAATCTATGACATGCAGAAACGCTATGCAACGGCTATCAATGACGTGACAGCGGCGCTGAATCGGAACACTGAAGTCATGCAGAAAATGCTGGACAGCCTGGAGGAGGTGGAGAGGAATGCAGATCAGTGACACCGGCTTGAAGCTGATTGAACAGTTCGAGGGACTGCGATTGAAGGCGTACAAAGTCGGAAAAGAAAAATATTATACCATCGGATACGGTCACAACGGCTCTGACGTGGCGGCAGGAATGACAATCACGCAGGAGCAGGCGGAGGAATATCTGCGGCAGGATGTGGCAGAAGCGGAAGCGGCTGTCAATAAATATTCCGGTTATGGTTTTAACCAGAACCAGTTTGACGCGCTTGTTTCTTTTGCGTACAATGTCGGGAATATTGATCAGCTGACCGCGAACGGAACGCGTTCTATCGAACAGCTCAGCGCGAAAATTCCGGAATATGTGTACAGTTCCGGCGTAAAAATGCAGGGACTGGTTAACCGCCGTGCGGCAGAGAAAGCGCTGTTTGACACACCGGTTACCGTCGCGGTAACGACCGGAGAGAAAAGCATTGACGAACTTGCCCGGGAGGTTATCGCCGGAAAGTATGGAGACGGGGATGAAAGAAAACGCGCGCTGGGAAACCTGTATGACATGGTGCAGTCCCGCGTTAACGACTATTACGTTTGCGCTACTGCTTGCGTTCGTGGCGATTATGGCAACGGCGCGGAGAGGAAAGAAAAAGTGACCGCCGCCGGTTATGATTATGCCACCGTGCAGGGCATTGTAAATCAGATGCTATGACCTGGCACGCAAAACTAAAAGGAGCATACACTCCGGGTTCCGTCGAGTGGAACGATAATGTACAGGAAATATGGAATCAGCTGTCCGGCACATGGACAGCTGAAGCGGTGGCCGGAATGGTGGGAAATATGCAATCGGAATCAGGGCTAAACCCGTGGCGGTGGCAGTCCGACCGTGACGATATCAGCGACCCACGCAAGGGTTACGGCTTGCCGCAGTTTACGCCGGCCAGTGGATATATAAACGACTATGGTAGAGGAGTAACTGGCTACGCCCCGTCACTCTCAACGTCCTATCAATCGGCGGGAGCCAATCCTTCCGACGGTCACGCACAGATTATTGTGATAGACGAAGACCGGGCAGGGAAGTATCTCAACCGCACACGATACTGTACCTATTGGGATATCTCGGCGGCATACCCGTTCAGCTCGTACAAGAGACTGACAGATTTATACACCGCAAGCACAGGTTGGCTTTTCGACTACGAGTTTCCAGCAGACCGCTCAAAAGCGGTGGCGGATGCCAGATATCAGAACGCAGTTGTTGTATATGAATTTTTGAAGGGGCACCCCCCTGAGCCACCTGGCCCAGGCCCTGGCCCCGGCCCCGGCCCGTCCCCCGTATATGGCGATACGTTCCCCCGGGGGATGGGATGGAAAAGATTAAGATTTGGTAGAAGGAGGATAAGAGAATGAAGTTAGAAGACATTGTAGCACTTGCGAAAGCGGGTTACACCGCAGATCAGATTGACAAGTTTGTGACCTATCAGGAGCAGCCGGTTCCGCCGGTTCAGCAGGTTCAGACGGTTCCTCAGGCACAGCCAGTACAGACTGTTCATCAGGTTCAGACGGTTCCTCAGGCACAGCCAGTACAGACTGTTCATCAGGTTCAGACGGTTCCGCCGGTTCAGCCGGTACAGCCGGTTCAGCTCCCCGCCCCGGTTCCCGCTCCGGGACTGACACCGGCAGAAAACAGCTATATCAATCAGACGGTTGATATGCTTACCCGTGGAGGGAGCCGAGAGATTAAGTCTTTTGACGACGTGTACAATATGATGCGGGAGTTATCTAACCAAATCATCGCTAGCAATGTAAACGCAAGCCGGCAGCCAGAGGATCCGGTAAACCCGGATGCAGAACTTGCAAAAATCATCAATCCATATGAAGAGGAGGAATAGTAATGGCAAATGATTTGACCGTAACACAGATTGCGTCTATTGTTAATTCCATCATGGCGGAAGTTACCGGGGAGCAGGCGACAACAAACACGATTGACACGTCGCAGTTTGTCAATGTCGCACAGACCGCGCTGAGAACCGGGTATGACCCGCTTGCCGTCGGTATCTCTCAGGTGCTGAGCCGCACCATCATGAGTGTACGCCCCTACGACCGCAAGTTTGCCGGGCTTATGCGCACCAACGAGCAGTGGGGAAATCACACCCGCAAAATCCAGTTTGTTGACCGGGACGCAACGGACAATGACGCTTTCAAACTTGTCAATGGACAGAGTGTTGACATGTATAAGGTTGCCCTGGAGGACGTGCTTCAAACCAATTTTTACGGACAGTCCACCTTTGACTTTTTCGAGACGTTTACACGGAAGCAGCTGGCGAGCGCTTTCCACTCCCCGGAGGAGTTGGCAAGGTATTTCTCTGCGAAAATGTTACACATTAAGAATCAGAGAGAACAGCGGTTCGAAAACCTCAACCGGTTTACCCTCAACAACTTCATCGCCGGCAAAACACTGGCCGACCCAGGCAACGTTCTGCACCTGGTAACCCTGTACAACGCAGAGAAGGGAACAAGCCTTACGTCCGCCACGGTCATGCAACCGGCTAATTTCGAGGACTTCGCCCGGTGGATGTACGCAAAACTCGAAACGTTGGCGGGTTACATGAGCGAACGGACGATTAACTACCACATGAATATTACCGGCTCTCCCATCCACCGGCACACTCCTGCCAGAAATCTGAAAATGTATATGCTGTCCTCGTTTGAAAATGAAGTACGGACTGAGGTGCTTGCTACTACCTACAATGAAAGTTACCTTCGCTTTGCGGATCACGAACGCGTCAACTGGTGGCAGAATCCGAACGATGTCGCTTCTATCAATGTCAAGGCAAGTTATACCGGAACGGACGGCACGGTAAAGACTTCTGAGGAAAAAACAGAGGTTGAAAATGTGATTGGTGTGTTGTTTGATGAAGAAGCCATCGGTTCCACCATCGTGGACGAGCACGCAAATACCACGCCGCAGAACGCGTTTGGCGATTACTACAATATGGCATGGAAGGGCGTATATAAATACTGGAACGACTTCACAGAGAATGCTCTTGTCCTTTGCTTAGATTAAGATCATAGGGGGTAGTCATGGAGATTGTTTTTTATCCCGCTTTCAACAAGCGGCAGAATTCGACTAAAATTCCTACGGACGGAGGACAGACATTCTCCGGGGAAATGGTAGAACCTTTTGACATGACCGCCCCCTCTGTGCGTTTCAGCTTTCCGGCGGGTTTTGCCCCGTACTCCTACGGCTTTTGTTTTATCAATTCACTCGGTGGCAGATATTACCATGTCACAGAGTGGACTTATGAAAGCGGTTTTTGGATTGCTTCCCTTGTATGTGACGTTCTTGCATCTTTCCGGGATGCCATTTTTAACACGTCTGGTTTTGTTATCTATTCAGCGAGTAACTATAATCAGCTTGTCCCGGATGCAAGACTGTCAACATATGCGACCCCCGTACACTCTCAACAAGTGGCAAACCTTTCCCCGGGAATATGGGGCGGTGGATGCTATGCGGTCACTGTGTTGGGGAAAGGCGGGGGTACACAAACCTACGTTTTAAGCTATTCGGCGCTTGGCGATCTGATTGATGCGATGTCAATAGCGGACGCTACAGAGTTTCAGGATCAGATGCAACAACTCTTTGCGGGGGCTTCCATCAATGCGATTCTCACGGCGTGTTGGATTCCTTTTGATATCAACACGGCGGGCGGGGAAAATGCTGATACAACGATTTTTATCGCTAACTGGGACAGCGGCGTAACCGCTAAATATGCGGCGTTAACCGTCCAGGCAAAAGCGACGATCTCGCTAAACTTCGGAGGGGCGGATGATTTTCGGAAATCATCTATGTATCTGTCTGCCGAATTGTGGTTACCATTTATTGGTAAGACGGCACTACCGATTGACGAGATAAGCGGGTCAACATCGCTTGAAATCGCATATACGTTTGACGTGTCCACGGCCAACTTCATTGCCATTGTGAGTGGTAATAACGGCGGACGGTTTTCGTATTCCGGGAAATTCGGGCACACCATTCCGATTTCCGCAATATCAGTCAATCCTTTACAGGGAGCGATTGACACGGCAACGGCGGCGGCAAGCGTCGCACACTTAAACTT